TCAAACCGTTACGCCGACCACGGCCATGGCCGCCTTGATCTGCGCGTATTGAACGGCCAGTTCGCTGTCGGACAGGCTGCGGTCATAGAGGAACACGGCGGCGATGCCGGAGCCACCAGAGCTGATGTCATCCACCGTGCGACCGATCAGGATCGTGTCGGAAGAGGCTTCCGGCGGATCGGCCACCGTATCGCTGGTTGCCTCGCCAGCGGTCAGCGCATCAATCTTGCGCAATCCTGAAGTTGCGTTGTAGCGCAACGCGACACAGAACGGGACGCCTTCGGTCAGGATGCCTATCGGGCTGGTCAGCGTATCGGCAGTCGGAACGCCGGACACATCGAAATATCCCCCCGCCGTCAGCCGGTCCGGTGCGAACTGTGCCCGGTAGAGCCAGTGCCCCGTATCGGCGGCCGCGTTGCGGCTGTTGATCAGCCAGCTCGTCTGGTCATTGTCGGTCGTATTGGCCACGACGATCCAGGTGAAATCACCAGTTGGCGAGGGGATGCCTGTGTCGATGTAGTCGTCCTCTCCGACCTCTGCAAACTCGGCGTCCACGACCGGTGTGCCGAAAGAGGTCCCAGGATCGCCGCCGTCCGCCAAGTTGCGCTGCAAGTTCGCCGTCGTGTTGAAGAAGTTGGCGTAGACAAGCCCTGTCGCGACGGCAGCCTCGTAGCCGTCAGCCACGGCCTCGATGTTGAGGCCCGCGGGGATCGTAAGCAGTGCGCCCATGGTGATGCTCCTTAGGTCAGATGGTGAAGAAGGTGCGGAAGAGATGCCGGGCGAAGAGAAATCCGCCGAGCGCGTTCAGGTGCGAGTTGTCCCGCCAGATCCCGAGGTCCTTGGTGCTGGCATAGGGCCCGATCAGTTCGGCCATGTTGATGAACTCGACATTGAGACCATCCGCCGCCGCCGCGGCACACTGCGCCGTGTAATCTGCAACGACGAATGTGCCCGCCCGGAAACACTCGTTCGGCGGATCCAGCACGATTCCGCAGTCCGGGCTGATACCGCGAATGACGTCGATCATGCTTTCGATGGCGGCGCGATACTGCGTCGGTTTGACCGCGTTGCTGATATCGTTGGTGCCCAGGCAGATCGTGGCGGCGTGCGGGTCCACGTCGGCCAGAATGTACGACAGCATCGGCGATGCCATGATCCGGGCCCAGTCCAGAGAGGTGGCGCCACCGTTGCCGCACTTGCTGACTTCGACGCCGGGGATACCGGTGCAGTAGAGGCCGCCGTACCTGACTCTGCCGGTATTGCCCACAGTATCGATCTCCACGCTGTGTGTCGCCCCGGTGGACAGTCCGGAGATCGCGACATGGGCCGGATTGCCGCTGTCGGTCCCCGCCACCGCGACCCAACTGCCCCCGTCGATCCGATAGCGAAGGGTGCCGTCGCCGTCCTCGTAGTAGATATGGATCGTCTCGGCCCGAAGGCCGGTAGCGGACCATGTCGCGTCCGTACCGGTGGTCTCCAGATAATCGGCGGTGATTGACCACGGGTCGGCCACGGTGCCGCCATCGTCGGTCACATCCACCTCGGTCCAGCCGGAGATGCTGACCGCCACATCGTTGATATTCTCGTCCGCGGCTCCAGAGCTGTCATGTGTGGGCGAGATCCAGCCGTCAGCGCCCTGCCCGTACCGGGCATAGAGCAGGTCCATGATGGCCTGCGTGATATAGGCGTGCTGGTGCCAGCTATCGCCGAATAGCGCTAGGCGCGCCGTGGTGCTGCCCCCGGCGGCCAGTAGGCCCAGTTGCAGCCTAAGCGCCCATACGCCTGAGCCGTTCGTGTGCAGGGGCAGGACATTCGGGATCGCGTCGCGGGGATCGACGTTATCCAGTCGCACCGTAAATCCGCGCTGATCCTCCAGATGCACCCCAGGTTTCGCAGTGTGCCTGGCAATCGAGCGGGCGGCCAGTAGCCTGAACCAGAAGCCGCGGCTGTCATGCAGGAGGGCTCCGGACTTATCGCTGTATTTCACGGAAAACGAAGACGATAGGACGAAATCAGACTCTGCCGCCTCAGCAGCGGTCCCCAACCCAAGGGCGGCGCGCTGTTCTGCCGCGTCTTCCGCAGTCAGAATGGACCGACCGGCCTCGGTGCTGTCGCTGATGTCGGCTGCATCGTGCTCGTGGCCCTTGTCCGACTTTTCGCCCAGTGCCTCTTGTGTGGCTGTGCTGATCGGCTTATCGGCATCGGCGGTATTGTTGACCTCGCCCAGTCCGACCTGCTCTGCCGTCACGCCATGCGGGTTTTCAGTGTTCCCCGCGTGCGTCGCAAGCGCTGCCGCCTCGGAGATCAGGTCGGTCACGTCCTTGACCTCGATCACTGCCACGTCGGTCTCGTGGTCGCCACCGAAGATCCGCAAGAACGGAACGGCATAGCGGGTCGTGGCTGGGCACTGGTAATCCTGACCCGGCTCCATGGCGAAGGTAAATTCGTAGGTGACCACGCCATCGGCGACGACAACGCTGCCCAGATCCTGAACCAGGCCATCGCCGACATTGGCGCGCGATGCGGAAAGGTTCTGCATCCTGACCTGGATGGCATGGCCGGACGGATCTGCCGGATCCGTGACCCGCAGGAACCGCACGCGCGCCTTGTAGACCCGCCCCGGCTCGACCGCGACGTCCACTCGCGGCGCGATAGTCTGCCAGCCGCCCGGGGCATCGACCCCGTTCAAACGCCACACGGCCCCCAGCGTGTCAGAGGTCGCCGCGCTGCCGTTTGTGATTGCCGTACGGTCCGTGCCGGTGATCTGCGACGAGAACGCCTCGTCCAACTCGGCACGGATCTGCTGACGGGTCAGGAGGCGCAACGCGGGGGCGATTGCATCGACCTGTGCGGCGTTGGCCTTGAGGTCCAGGGCGGCCTGCGTCTTGGTGCTGATCGGCAGGGTGCTAAGAGCGCCGCGCGTCAGCGCACCGTCCGCCTCGCTATCCAACATAGGTACGGTGTCGTCGCCGACGGGTTCAGTCTTGACCTCGGTGCCCCCGATGACGGCGGCGATGTTCTCCGGCGATGCGAACAGGTTCGCCGTGCCCTCGGTCAGGTCGTCACTGTTGTTGCTGAAGGCCGCTACGCCGAGGTCTGCAGTGTTGGCCTTCGCCGACAGGCCGGTATCGCCGATGCGAACCCAGCGCGACCAGCTGTCTTTCCAGCTATACCGGCCGGCATTGTTGACGGCGGCGCCATCGTATCCGGTGGCCGTCGCCTGGCTGTGCGTGCCGCCGTCACTGTCCAGCACCTCGGCCCCGGTTCCATCGGCGGCGGCTGACAGGGTCTCCAGCACAGCCCATGTAGACACGGAGAGCGTGTTCGAGGAGATCTTTGCGTCTGTCTCATTAAACCGGGCCACGAACGGGCCAGAACTGAGGAGCTGGACTGCAAACTTTAGCCAAGCAAGCCTGCCCGTACTGCCATCGCGGTTGCCGATCAGCTCGTCGGCAACATCAATTTCGTCGACTGTGGTGGTGGTCATCCCTGGCGGCATTTGACGCTCCTAGATGTTGACAGAGTACGGACCGCTGATCGGACCGGGCACGCCGTCCGAATTCTGCGGTTCGATCCAGATGAAATGCGTGCCCTGATCGAGGCATGCGGTGGTCTCGCGGTAGGCCGAAACGGCATCGATCGAGCCGTCGAAGTCGCTGCTCGACAGGAACTCGAATGTGTCGTTGCCGGTGACCGCCTGGATCCTGTCCGCGTGGTCGCCGTTTGTCGAAACCGCCACACCCGGCCGGTCAGAACCCCCGGTCAGGCGCGGTGTCACGGACCCGGCGGTCCGGCCGCTGACCGTGAAGGCGATACGGTAGAATTTCCCGGCCGTCGCTGACAGCGCTTGCCCGATCGTGTCGCTTGTGCCCGGGGTATGGGTGGCGACACCGCCAGAAACAGCCCAGCCTGCGTCGAGGTCCCAGTCAGTGGCATCGCCCATGTTGCCGCCCACGATCAGCTCTTGCCGCGTCGTGTCACCCAGGGCGACCGAGTAGCTCTGCAGTGGCGTGACTGCGACCGGGGCTCCGGCGGCGTCCGTCTCGCGATCGAGCGTTCCTGTCTGGTTGATGTAGACTTGCAGTGCAGCCGTGGCGGCATCCGCCCCTGTCGCGACCTGGATGAGCACCCCGCCGAGGAGCACCGTGACCCCGATGGCATCTTCGTCGAGCGCCGCGGGGATGTCCGCGTCGCCCGCACCGACGGTCAGGCTGACGGTAGCGCCCCAGGGACCTTCGACGCCTGTAGCCGAGACGGCCCGTGCCCGCATTTCGATGGGGTCGTCGCGGACGTAGTCGTCGATCGCGGCACCACCGTTGGCGGCAGGAATGCTGGTCTCGGTCCAGCTCGGGGCGCCTGCCAGACGGTGATCAACGTCGAAGGAGGCCGCGCCGATTGCGCCGCTGCCCGGCTCGATCAGGTATTCGACCAGATCCTCGGCACCGGTGCCCGAGACACCCGAACGGATCGAAACGAAACGCGGCGCCGACGGCTGCAAAAGGTTCTCGTCAAGCTCCTCTCCGACACGGCCGGACCAGGCCGGCACGGTATCGGCCGCGAGCAGTTCGTCGATGATCGAAGCCTCGTCCACCAGGTGCAGGATGGAGTGGCCGTCCTCGGTCGCTTCGACCCGGGTCACGATGGCCTTCAGGCTCTCCGAGGCGGCCTTGCCAAAGAGGACAAGGTCTCCGGCCATGGGCATGTCGCCGCTGCCGGTCAGGCTCAGGACCCGGGTTTCGCCTTCGACGGTCGCGACGGTCCGGACGACGGAGGTGCCGATCGTGTCGGGCTCTTCCCCCTCGGCGGTTTCCGCAAACACCCTGAAGCGGATCCCGTAGGCCTCGCCCGTTTCCATCGTGACCAGCTCGTCGAGCTCGATCAGGCTGCCCTGGACGGATTTCACACGGGCGCCGCGCTGGACCTTGTCCAGGACATCGTGGCTCAGGACCACCTTGTCGCCTCGGGTCGCGACACGCACCGGGCCGGCCTGTGTGACCTGGTAGGTATCGGGCCGGTGGATCGCCTCGTACATGCGGCGGCGGGCTTCGATCCAGACCTCGGCCGGGTCGGTCTTGCCGGGCAGCTCCAGGGCTTCCGTCAGGGTGATCTCGCCTTCGTAACCCGGCCAGCGCACCACCCGCTCGGCTTCCTTGAAGTCGTTGGTTGCGTCCAGGAAGCGGACACGGAAGGCATGGGGCGGCTCAAAATAGGCCCGGTGGCACTTGAAGTCCCAGGAGTTGCGCGGGCTGATATGGTCGACGACCAGCTCCTGCGCCCTGTCGATCGTGACGCCCCATTTCACGCCATCGTGGCGGGGCGTGGCCCGGCCGGCCGCGGCGATCTCGATCAGGACATCCCGCAGGGTTGTGGAGACCTCGATCAGGGCCCGGTCGTATTTCAGATCGTTGAGACGGCAGAAGTCGTGCCAGTCCTCGATCAGGTCGAGGTCCAGGCCCGCGTCGGAGACCGCCTTCGGGTTGGCTTCTGTCTGCAGCACGAAACGGTAGAGCGCCGCCGGGTTGGAGGTGACGCGTTCGATCCAGGTGCCGGTGCCATGGTCGTAGTCGAGGCAGATCCGGCCGGCGAGCGCAGTCAGGTTGTCGAGCGCACCGGAGAGTTGATGCGTTGCCCGGATCCGAGTCCCGATCAGCGACAGCGGGCGGCCATAGTTCAGCGGGTATTCCGGGCGCAGGGTCTGGAGCGCGGCCCAGCTGCAGCGGCGCTGGCGATTGCTGTCGGTGTTCTCGTCCGTCAGCATGGTCAGGCGGACCTGCCAGCGGCCGCGGCTCGGGAAGGTCCAGCTGTGCTGGCGGTAGAAGCTTTCCAGCTTGGCGGCACGGATCGACAGCGTCTCGACTTCGGTCCAACTGGCGGCCTCTGCCAGGCGGTGCTCGATCAGGATCGACACTTCCTCGGTCTGCGCCACGCCATCGCCATCGAAACGCACAAGACCCGAGGGGAAGGCCAGCAGAACGGAAGCGCCGTCGGCATCCGCGCCGGTCGTGCGCACGACCGGTGTTGCGACCGCGGGATCCCCGGCGATGACTTCGCCCAGATCGTCCCGGGCCAGCGGGCGTACCAACTCGATCGCGACGCTCTCTTCGGCCACCTGGCGGGGGTAGAGGCTGAGCGGAAGGTCGGTCTCCAGCCCATCGCGGGTCTCCAGATCGACATCACTGAACTCGCTGAGGGAGGTCTCGCCGATCCGAATGTCGGAAAGCGACAGCCGACCTTCGCCAAAGTTGAAGGCCGAATGCAGGAACTGCCAATCGCCCCCGATTTCGGAGAAGCTGATAGCCGCGAACGGCGGTGCGACGCGGATCTGTCCCAGGATCACGGGCACCGCGCCGTTCGGATCGGCGCGGTTGCGGATCGAGGAGATTGAATAGCGGTTTTCGGCCTGGCGGCTTTCCGGGGTGGTGGGCACGACCGGCGGGATCAGGGCATTGATCAACAGCTGGCCGACGACGGTCACGCCGAGGGAGATCCCGGCGGAAACAGCCGCAAAACCGAAGGAGCCGGCTGGGAAAAAGCTCAGGGCATAGTACTGCCCTGCCGCCACGGCCGCGATCGCCACGACGATGGTCAGGACGGAGCGCAGGTTGTTGCCGCCCGGCACGAAGCGGATGACCACCCGGACACCCGGTTGCGGCCGGACGCGGTGCCAGTACGCTTCCGCGATGATCTCGGACCCGCGGTCGGTCACCAGGGCGATCCGGCAAAGGGCGCGCTCCGCTTCGGACAGGCCCGGAACGGCGGCGGCGAGGATCTCGGCCAGCGTCTGGCCCGCGGGCAGGTCCAGAACGATCCGATCCCGGTCCGGATCGAACTGCGACGCGGCCAGGACATGGGTCAGGGATCCGGTCATCGCCGCACCTCCGTGACGATTTGAACGGGGCGTTCAACGTGCCGGTAATGCCCCTTGAAACGCGGCTTCCAGCTGCCGTGCGTGTAGTCGGCAATCTTGGCGCAATCGTCGCCTTCCATGTGGATCATCAGCCCGTGGCGCACGACGATGCCGACATGCGAGGCGAAACGGCCGCGCCGGAAGACCGCGATGTCGAAGGCAATGGCCGGCCCGTTCACGGGCAGCCAGAGCGGCGAGGTCTCGGCGCCTGCGATGAGGGCCGCGATCTCGCCGCGTTCCTCGGCCGAGCTGTAGCCAAGATAATCCGGCAGACCGATCCCCAGTTCCTCCTGGTAGATGATGCAGGCCAGGCCCCAGCAGTCGGCGCCGTCACGGCCGCGGCCGAGGTCCGCCCAGGGCAGGCCGATATAGGCGTTGCTCCAGCTCATAGGTGCAGCCCCGGGAAGCGGTCACGCGTCATGCGGCCGGATGGGAACGGCTCGGCCTCGATCTCGTCGCGGCTGATCGACAGGGTGATCGAGCCCGCATCGATGTCGGCGGCCAGGATCTGGAGGTCCAGGAACTCGGCCTCGATCACGTTCGGGCTGGCCGCCAGCACGACGGCCATGCAGATCGACGGTGGAGTGATCATGCTCCGGCAGATCTCCACCATGTCGCTGTCGAGGTTCTCCAGGACGATCGAGGCGGAGGCCGGGGCGTCGTCCAGGTCCGACGGCAGCAAGGCGGATGCGATGGTCCAAAGCCAGGGCTCGGTCACCGGATTTGCGCCGCGCCACGTCGACCGGGTGCAATAGATCAGCGGGTCGGTCGAGAACCGCTCCGCGGGGTAGGTCGAAAGGCGGATCACGTCTTCGAGCTCCGGATGGCTGATCTCGAAAAGCGCGACATAGATCTCCTCGATCGAGACCGCGTCCTGCGCCTGACGCGCATTGAGGCTCACCCGTCTCATGGCATCACCACGAGGCTGAAGGTCTTGCGGAACTCGCCCCCCTTGAGCGTCTCGACCGGCACCTTGTCCCCCCAGGAGCACAGCCAGATCTTGGCCATGAGGATCGGCTGTCCTTCGCCATCGAGGAGGGGCACGCCCTCGGTCGTGTAGAGCGGCCAACCATGGGTCGTGGGGTCCGGCATCCGGAACAGGCGGCTGCCCCAGGCGCAGTCGTCGCGATAGAAAAGATCGAAGACGGCCTTCTGGCCACGGTCGAGCAGCAGCGAGAGGGTCACCATGGTCGCGACGCTGGAGAAGCGGCGCGCGAACCCCGGAGGGCCGGCATCGCCCTGGCGGCGGCGTCGGCCGTCCTGCGGCTCCGCCGACCAGCTGTTGCGCTCGGGACGCGGCAAGGTATCGGGCCAGTCGAGGATCATCCGCGGTTCCTCCCGGCCGGTCGCAGGGCGAACTCCTGCGACATCGCCTTGCGCAACGGATTGCCCCGTTGCGAGACGGCCGAGGCCACCTGACGGCCGACGGTCATGGTCAGCTGCGGGCGGCCAAGGCTGTCGGTGCCCTGTTCGGTCTCCACGCCCTGGCCGGAATAGTCGTTGACCACGAGGGACAGCCCGAGCGTGCCGGCCTGGCCGGCGCTGGCGGCCTGGCTCAGGGCGCCCCCCCGCGCGAAGGCCGGCAGCCCGCCGGCATTCATGGCTTCCAGGATATGCCGATAGCGTCGCGTCGCCTGGGCGTTCATCATGAACTCGCCCGAGGAACCCCACATCAGCACGTCGTCGGACGTCCCGCTGCCGGGACCATGGATATAGCCGCCGGTCGCCGCCGCCGGCAGCGCCCCGGCAATGGCCGTGCCGGCGCTCTTGGTCAGGCTCCCCGTGATCCCCGAGACTGCCATGCCCAAGAGGCCGCCCCCTGTGGAGGTTCCCAGGGCGCCCGCGAAGGCCCCTTCGCCCATAAGGGCTGCCTGCAGAACCGCCGATGCGATCATGTCGGCAACGTTCTCGAAGACATCGCCCAGCGTCCTGCCGCGCAGGATCAACCCGTCGAGCGCGCTGTAGGCAGAGCCTGCGTAGAAATCCTGTTGCTCGGTCAGAGAGGCAAGACGGGTCTCTTCCTGCTGGCGCTGCCGGATCAGGCCTTCCACGGCCGCGCGTTCGCTATCGGTCGCGGCCGCAAGGGTCTCGCGATTGCGGATCATCTCCTTCTGGACCGGGTCGGTTTCCCGCAGCAGTTCGATCTGCAGCTGCTGCTGGGCGATCAGGTTCGCGATCGCCTCGCGCTCCTGGTCCGTGGCCCTGGCCGAGCCCCGCGCACTCTTCAACGCCTCGGAACGTTGCGCGTCGACCTTGGCCTTCTCGGCCATGAGGTTGCCATAGGCTATGGCTTCGGCATCCAGCGCCGCGATCTCGGGGGCATCGGCATCCTGGCGGCGGACGCCCTGGACCTGCTGCATCCGCAGGACGCCCAGCTGGCGGGCCTCTTCCACCGGGTTCCCGGCGGTTTCCAGGCGGATGCGCGCCTCCTGCAGATCCACGGCGCCCTGTGCCGCCAGGGAGACCGAGGCGTCATAGGCGCGGCGCAGTTCGTCCGCCAGCCGCGACGCCTCGGACCGGGCGGCGGCAATGCTGCCGACCATGTTCGCGTTGGCGATGCCGGCGGCGTTGCTCTCGCCTTCTTTCAAACGCGCAGCCAGCGCCCGGGCGACGTCTTCGGCACTGGTCAGCCCGTCCAGTACTTTCTGGTCGATGGTTGCGCCGCTGGCCGCCAGCGCCGCCTGCATCCGCGCCAGCTGATCGGCCACGCCGGCGATGTCGCCCGCATCGATCGCACCGCGCAGGGCATTGCGGATCTCGGCGATCTCGGCCGCGAACTGAGGCGGGATCGAGAGTTCGGACGCGAGATCGCCGATCGCGGCGATGTCACCTTTCAGGGCGGCCAGCTCTTGTCGCTGCTCGGTCAGCTGGCTTTCCATGTCGCGAGTGGACCGGTTCGAAAGCCGCGCCAGCGCGATCTGTGCTTCCAGATCTCGTATTTCCCGTTCCGCTTCGGCGATCTGTTCTGCATTGGCCTGGCTGCCTGCGCCGGCAAGCGCTGCGCCGACGGCGCCGGCGATCTTCTCGATCTCGGCCTCGAAGGCCGGGCCGGTGGCATCGTCCAGCACGACCTGGACCTTGGCCACGGCCGCGCGTTTCTCGATATCGAAAAGACGCTTGGACAGGCCCAGCACCTCGTCCGATATCTCGCCGTATTTCGAGCGCAGTTCTTCCAGCCCGCCCATGCTGGCCAGTTGCGCGGCCGACCCGGCCCGGCTGATCGCGGCGGCCGCCTCGTCCACCTTCTCGGCGAAGGTCAGCGTCTTCTTCTTGGTCTCGTCCACCTGGAACGCCCATTGCGCCAGGGCGGCCCCGCCGGCGATCACGCCAAGCGTCACGATGTTGACCGGGCTCAGAAGCGACAGGAACGCGGTGCCAAGGGCCCTCACGGCACCGGCTGCCCCCATCGGGCCGATGACTTGCGTGATCTGGGTGCCCTGCTGCAGGGCCAGCTGCAGCGGGTTCTGCCCCGCAGCCATCATGACGATCAGGTCGTTGAAGTTCGCGGTGAGGTTGGAAACGCTGCCTGCGGCCAGCGGGGTGCTCTGGCCGATCCCGAGCATCTTCGCGTTGACCCGGTCGGATTGTGCCTGCAGCGCCGCCATCTGGGCGACGGCGCTGGCTTCGGCTCTCGTCAGGACCTCGACCTGGGCCGATGCCTTGGCCAGCTCGCTGTTCAGCGCAGAGATTTCCGCGTCGGTGGCGGCGCCCTTCTTGCCGAGGTTGCGGACAGACAGCCCGGCCTTCTCGGCACTGGCTCCAAACTCACGGAGCGTGGCCTCGGCCGCCTTGCCGTCCGCCTGGATCAGGATGGAGAGTGCCGCCGTCATGCCTTGTCCTCGTTCAGAACCTCAAGGGCGCCCCGCTCGATCATCCGGATGTCGGACCAGACCGAGGGAGCCGGGATCTTGCCTTCCAGTCGCAGCCCGGCCTCGGCCGCGCTGTAATCGAGCCCGATGGTGACCGCGCCGCCGAGGCCGGCGACGACCCGCCACTGGGTGGAAATCGCCAGGAAGAGCTCCAGCGCCTTCAGGTGATCGGCCCAGAGCTCGAAGGCCACGGGTCGCGGCGCAAGCTTCGAAAGGTCGATCCCCCAAAGCGCCGCGTCATCCTCGGCGCCCCCGTCTTCGTCCCGGCCAAGCCGGCCTTCTGCCCAGGCCCGCCCGGCCGCCTTCAGTTTCCCGACTTGGCCTTGGTCAGGGCGGCCATGTAGGTGCGCAGCAGCGCCAGGCGCACATAAGGCAGCCCCAGCATCTGTTCGCGCAGATCGGTCGACCAGGAGAGCTGCTGGCCCGCGTCATCGACCACGTCTTCAAGGCCCACCCAGACCGCGCGCAGGAAGTCCTTCAGCCCATCTTTCGATGCGACGTCGAACCCTTCGGCCTCGCCGTCGGGCAGGACCTTGAACCGGGCCTTGAAGGTCTGTTCAACGTGGCCTTCATCCTGGGGGACCAGGACGGTGACCGGGTGGGTGAACGCGGGATTGGCGGTGATCTTGAACATGTCGGGCTCCGGTGCTTTCGCGGATCAGGTGAGGGTGAGGGTCCACTGGTCGTTGCCGGCCGCTGGCAGTGGCACCAGGCGCAGCGGCCATTCCTTGATGTTCTGGCTGTTGTTCAGCCCCTGCGGTCGCTGCATCTGGGCGGTCGGGATGTTGATCGCGGCGATGGACCCCGCCGTCGTGCCATGGACCAGGTCGATCTCGACGCCGGTCTGTCCGGCCGCCAGGGTGAAGGGATCGAAGGTGGTCAGCGGCACGGCTTCCACGACCGTCTCGACCGTTTCGGCGCGATCGGTGATCAGCACCCCTTCGGACCCGATCAGGAACCGCGTCTCGACCGCGTTGCCCAGGTTCAGGGTGAAGCTGCGCATCACGAAATCCTCGCCGGCCATCTGGAAGGTCGGCGTGTTGGCATTGGTCGCCAGCAGCGGCTTCTGGTAGGCGCTCAGGTCCACCGTCGGACGGGTCTGTTCCGTGGGCAGGGTGAAGAGGCCCGTGAACTCGAAGTTCAGATAGACGATGCCCTGGGCATTCACCTCGAAGGTGCAGTTGCCACGGCTGCCGAGAAGCACGTAGCGGGTCGCGCCGATCAGAAGGTACAGCGTGATGCTCTCGTGTCCGTCGCTGACCGGGTTGTAGGTGACCGACACGCCCGCATCGATCGTCTCGGCCACGGCGCAGGCCCGCAGCAGCGTCCCCCAGGCAGGTGCCGTCCCGGCCGCGCCAGACGGGGCCAGTTCGACCTTGAAGCGCAGCATGGCATGCAGCTCGGTCGGGATCGTGCCAGTGGCGCCCAGCCAGGGCGTTTCCAGCGCGCGATCGACATCCGAACCTTCCATGGGCGTCAGTTGCACGTCCGTGGCAGACACAGCGTTGACAGCACCGGCGGGCGTCGGGTCGATGCCATAGGCGCTCTCGATCTTCGCCAGGAGGATCTTGGATTTCCACTTGATGGGCATGGGTCAGCCCTCCTTCTTCGCCGCGGAGGTGGCGGGCGCGGGATTGGCGGCCGGCGGCTTTGCCAGTGTTTCGGTGCGGGGCGGCTTGACCAGGGCGGTCAGCTTGCCCTTGTCGTCGCGCTTCCAGGACCCGCCGCTTTGCGGGAGGGCCTTCCGGGTCTTGGCAGTCATGTCGGGATCCTCAGCTGGTCGGTGATGGAGAAGTCGAGCTGGTAGACCAGCGCACCGGCGCGCAGGCTGACCAGGTTGCCCCGCACGAGGCGGAAGCTGCCGATCTCGTCCGCGGGCTCCCAGCCAGCGATGGCCGCGATGACGGCCCGGATCAGCGCCTGGGTCAGGTCGAGCGAACGCCCGCCGGTCTGGTCGTGACCCCGGATGGTCAGGATCACGCCCACGGCCTCGTCGAAGAGCTGGGTGAACATGCCCGTCGCGGCATTGGCGCTGCCTCCTGTCAGCCCGACAGGCAGCACATGGGCGGCCGGCGTGACCTGCGGCAGCGCGTTCTGCTGCATCAGGGTCGCGAAACTGGCCGCGCCTTCGACGCGCCCGCCCAGTTCCGTCACCTCTGCCTTCAGCCGGGCAATCACCTGGTCGATCATCAGATGAAGCCCTTCATGTTCGCCTCGGTGAAGGGCCGCTCGCGATCGGTCATCCGGGCGCCGGTACCGTCGGAGGTCTCGGGTTCGACACCTTCGGCCGGGATACGGATGGCGCCCCGCGAGATGCCTTCAAGCGAGCGCCGGGCCAGCTCGTAATCCTTCTGGATCTTCGGGTCGGGCTCGTAGCGGTGCAGCTTGTAGATGGCGACGGCCAGCGCCAGGTCGGCGATCAGCGGCGGAACTTCGGCCAAGGGCAGGACGTAGCGGGGGCGCAGGAAGCCATCGATCTCGGCGTCGGTATCGGCCAGCGCCCGGTCCACGACATCCGTGTCGATCGAGCCGGTCGCCACCGCGGCACGGTCGGTCAGGCTGACGAGCATCTGCGCGCCAAAGCGGTCCGTGAGCTGGTCGAGGGTGGCATAGGGCATCTGTCGAGCAATCCTGTCTGGAGAAGTCCTGGCGGCGATCTCCCGCCGCCAGGCAGGCCCCCGAAGGAGCTGGGCTCATGCGCTCACGGCCGGCGCCCATCCCGGCCGCTGCCCGCCGGCCTCCCGCCGGGGATCAGGTCGACGCCGGCACGTCCGTCTTCACGACGGTCAGCGCGGGTTCGTTCACAAGCCGTTCGAATTCGGTGGGGGTCAGGTCATCCACGGGGATGATCACCTTCTCCGGGCCGAAATGGCGGCCCGCCCGGCGAAACCCGCGGGCCGGGCCAGTGATGACCAGGACGGAAACAGCTTCAGCCGGTGCCGGCTGGGGATTGGTGGCGGAGGCCTCCGGTGCCTCCGCCTGGACCGGACCCTCGCCACCAACCGCCTGCGTGGCGGACCCTTCCGGGTTTTCCTGCGGCGGCGTCTCCGGTGCGGTATTCTTCGCCTGTGCCTTGGCCTCGGCTTCCTGCACCCGGGCGGCCAGCGTGTCGTCACCCGTGTTCCAGGCGAACTTGACGTCCAGCTCCGCGGCGCGGGCTTCCAGGGCGATCCGGGCTTCGCTTTTCTCGGTCACGGCGACCTCCTATCAGTTTGCGAAAGGGGCCGGCCGAACCGGCCCCTCGGGAAACTGATTTCTCGGTCGTCAGGCGAGCCAGGGAACGACCAGCAGCTCGGCCGTGCCCTTCCATTCGTTGGTCTCGCCACCGGTGCCGAGTTCCGAATTGAGGATCTTGCGGCCGGCGCTTTCCAGCGCGGGCGGCACGACCAGCAGGTTCGGCATCAGGCCCAGGGGGCGGCCGTAGTCGCCCTTCATGCCGGTCAGCGCGGCACGCGCGGTCGCATAGGCGGCGGCGTTCAGCGTCTGCTGCGACCCGTAGGCCATCTGCCAGAACCCGAAGCCCGCGTTGAACCGGGCATCCGCGCCGTAGACGAATTCCTTGTTGTTGAAGACGTTGTCGTCGGTGACCTTGTCCTTGGCGACGAACTCGAAGTCCTTGCGCTTCTGCAGGATCACCGGCTTCAGCGCGCGGTTGGTGCAGAGCAGGAACCAGGGCGTGCCGCCCCCGCCGCCGGAGTTGCTGACCGAGATCACCTCGCCGTCCTCGTCCAGCACCGGGTGGTCGGTGTCGAAGAAGTACTGGCCGTCATAGCAGGCGGTGGCGAAGCCTTCCTTCAGCAGCGCGTAGACCAGGGCATCCTTCTTGGAGCCCGTGGACTGGCCCATCTCCTGGAAGAGCGGCCCGTAGATCCCGAGATTGTCGGTCTCGATGTCGTCGCGATCGACGCCGATGGTCAGTTCCCAGGGCTTTTCCTTGATGGCGTAATCGTGGCTCTGGAGGTTCTGGACGGCGCGTGCGCCGATCCATTCCCGGACGTTCGGCAGCTTGCCGAGCCAGCCGTACTTCTGTTCCTTCTGGGTCGACGTGACTTCGGTCGCGACCCGTTCCCACATGGTGGAAGCCTGGCCCAGGCCGTTCTGGAAGGACGTCTTGAAGCCGACGCGCAGGCTGTCGAGATTTGCGGCGTTGATAAGCATGGTGGGATCCTTAGGCTGCTGCGGCGGCCGCAGCGGTCGCGGCGGCGTTGGTCAGGGCTTCGTCCAGGCGCACCCAGACGCCCTGGTCGTCGACCGCGTCGACGATGCCGGCCGCCGAGCGCGAGGCGGTGCCATCGGTCTTGGCGACGGTCTGGTCATCGACCGCGTAGGCCAGTTGGCCGATATCGGCGATGGTGATCTCATCCGCGGCGGCCGAGTTGGCGAAGCGGAAGGTGCCGGGGCGGTAGCGGACCGAAAGATCGCCGGCGCTGCCCGTGCTGTTGTCGACCCGCTCTTCGGCGCGGCCGATGCCGACCAGGCCGGTGGCGGTCTGCCCCTCGATCACGTTGCCCGCGGCGTTCCGCATCAGCAGCGCGCCGGCATAGACGAGGGTGGCGGCGGCCACCAGGCCGCTGCGAAGATCGCCCTCGGAACGGGGCGTGTTGCGATCTGCGGTCAGCGCGGTCATCAGAAGGTCTCCTTCGCGGCGGCTTCGGCCTTCAGGGTTTCAGCGTAGGCCTTGGGATCGACCCCGATCAGCCGGGCCGCGGCGCTCTGGTCGGCGCTCAGCGTGGCCTGGCCTTCCTGGGTCGCGGCCGGGGGCGTGATAGTGGTACCGCTGCGGTCCAGCTTCGGCAGGCCCGCGACCAGCTTCTCGGCGCGCTCCGGGCTTTCCATGTGGAGCGTGACGTATTCCTCGCGGCTGGCTTTCACGCCGGCGCGCAGATCGCGGATGGCACCGTCGACGAAATCCTCGGCAGCCTTGCGCTTGCCGTTGGTTTCGAGCGTGTTGACCCGGCTCTGCAGGGTCGCGATCGTTTCGGTCTGCTCGGTGCCGGCGGCCTTCAGCCCGGTGGCGGCGGCGATGATTGCCGTCAGCGACACCTCGCCCTCAAGGCCCATGGCCGTGCCGATCCGGGACAGCGAGGAGCTCATTGCGGCCTCACCTTCACCGCTCTTGTCCAGGCGCTTGCCCAGGGCGGCAACGATGTCGTCTTCCGAGGCATCCTCGGACAGGCCAAGGATCTTGGCCACCTTCGCTGCAAACATGTCGGGTTTCTCCGTGCTGTTGAGCGCGAGGAGCTCGCGCAGGGCGGGGTCGTTGGTCAGGGCGGCGCGCGAGATTGCCGCCACCTTGCCGGTCAGTTTCTCGTAGGCGAGGACGGGCGAGATGCCCCAGTAGGCCCGGTCGGACAGCAGCGCGCGGCCGCTCTCGGTCCAGTCGACCCGGCCCCAGATGCCATCGGCGCGCTCTTCCATCTCGGTGATGAAGCCCCGGGCGGGCGCCGCCAGGCCAAGCTTGGCGGCGGTATCGGTGGAGTGGTTCTCGTCGATGTGGATCCGGCGGCGGCGCGAGAAGCTCTCCTCGATCACCCGCTTCGCATCGTCGTAGTGCCAGGGACCGCGGCCGTCATAGGCGGCGACCTGTCCCTTGGGCAGAAGCTGGACCCATTCCGGCACGACCGCGCCTTCGCCGGGCGCGGGCAGTTCCATCGCAGAGAGGGTGACAAGGGCGTTTTCCATGCGGCCATATTCGCCGCGATGGGAGGGGCCAATACACCCGCAAGGGTTTGCGGGGTTGGCGCTTTTTGCTCTGCCGTCAGGTTGCCCGGTGCCGGTCAGCCGGTCAAGCGCGGATCACTCCTGGGCGCCGGTGACGTACTCTTCGAGGATCTCCAGGACACCGGTCCGGTCCTCGGCCGAGAGGCCCAGGAAGGGCCGCGCCGGGATGTCACCCCAGGGGATCGGCATGAAATAGAACCGGCCGCGCTTGTCGGTGCCGATCCGGGCGCCGAACTGTCCCGCCTCGGCGCCGAAGTGTTGGACAGCCGCGTAGATGAGGTTCGACCCGATCTCGACCTGAGACGGACCGGCCTGATACGAGATCTCGCTCGACAGCCGACCGGAAGGGCCGTGCAGCGGCCGGAAGTCCACCTTGTCCTTCCGGGCGACATAGGCGTCGATCGTGGCCTGGCTCTTCGGCGCCCATGGCGTTCCCTCCGGGCTCACCCCCTTGCGGAACCGCTCCTTCGTGGTCTCGGTCAGATACTCGCCAATGTCCTGCATCGCCGGGGTCAGATCCGTGAGCGCACGGGCGATCTCGTCAAGGGCCTGCCTGACCTGGGCGTCGTTGATTTCAACGGTGATCATGGCTATCTTCCTTTATGCAGGCGTGACACGGTAATATTCTCGCGGCCGTAGCACGATCGGTTTCGACCTGACGGAGCGCCATGCGGGGTTTCCGGGTTCTCCCCCGGGTGCGGGGCCCCGCCGCCTGCATTACTCCCTTCTCAGAAGCCTGCGGATCAGACGGTCACGATTGACCCCTTCCGCACTCATGCGGCGGAAGCTGGTGATGAAGAGCCCCTCACCGGTCCGCGTCGCCTTGACGACCAGCAGATGGCCGTCCGGTTCATCCAGGATGTAGATCAGGCTTCGGGGCGTGTCCTGAACCTTGTGGGTCGCACGGCTGATCGTTTCCTGGGCTCGTACATACTCGGCCGGCGTGAGCTCGGGATGCACCCGCAGCTGTTTCAGAGCCGTCTCGGCCGAAAGATCCGCGACCTCACGCTGGGCTCCGATCCTGGCGGCGTCCTCTGTGGATATCCGGACCAGGGGCCAGTTCCCTTCTGGTGCCTCCATCCACTTGGCAAAGGGCCCTTCCTGCAGCCAGCTTCGTATCAGGTCGATCGAGGGCTGCGGCGGCAGGGCGTCGAGCTTCGGCCGAAGTGCCGTGACCGTGTCGCTGACCGTGTTCCCCGGCGCATAAGCCCAGCCCCGATCGATCCCGCGTGGTGCCCCGGTTTTAGGGTCGAGCTTCTGCCAGCCCTCGGGCAGGACCTTGTCGGGGTCGCCGCCCAGGCGCCGGATCCCGGCCCTGGTCCGGGCACCGACGATGTAGCAGCTGCAGCCCCAGCCATTCGGCGTGGCGTGGGTCTCCCAGAAGGGATGATCGGGCGGCAAGGCGATGCGATCCCAGGCGAGATGCTCGGGCCGCGGCTCCAGCGATCCGCCATGCCTGTAGATCCAGAACGCGAACTTCCCTTCGCGAAGCTGCGCCAGGCGGCCGGCCGCATAGCTGGTCCTGGCATTGGTCCGGTATATGACGCGCGTGCGCCAGGCTTCGCCCGCCTTCGTGCCTTCACCGGTCCAGCCGTGCCAGCCACGGCGTTCCACGATCTGGCGGAAGTCGCGGCGGAACTCCTCCAGGCTGGTGCCCTCGTTGATCTCCTTGTCGACGGCGGCCGCGAGGTCGGCCAGAAGGTCTGCTTTCGTGGCGCCCGCCACCATGAAGCCACGGTCGTTGGCACCCTGCCACACATCCTGCCAGCTGCTGGTCGGAACCAGGTTGCCCAGGCGAAGGCGAAAGGCCGCGACCTGCTCCGGGAAGGGCCGGCGGAAGATTGTTGTGATAGACGACTCAGGATCGGCCAATTAGCGTGCCTCCATGGAGAAAACGCTCGAAAGCATCGTCTTCGGCTTCTTGCAGGCAGCGTTCTGGGGAGAGCGCTCTCCAGGCGTCGAGCCTGATTTCGAAGCCGCGTCAGTCCAGCTCAGTGCGAACCGGACCTTGCGCGTCGAAACGCTTGCGCAATGGCCGGACGGCGCTCGCGAAGGGTTGCGGGTCCTGCTCACGCAATGGGTCATCGTTCTTCGGATCGCTGCAGAAGATGGCAATCCCCTTCCGTCTCCAAGCTGGCTTTTGGACGGTTCGTCTTCGACGAGGCTTGGGGAGCCAGTGCTTGCGTTGTTCCTGGAGCGGTTGGGCGCGCTCGAAGAACTTCATCGAGACAGCCTGACAGTTCGGAAAGAATGACGGGAGGCTGGCGCGTCGCCACCGCGACGGCACGATCCATTGCCGCCCCAAAGGTCTCGCGATCCTCAGCCATCACCGTCCTCTTCGACAGCGGCACGGCCCCCGGCATGTGCCGCGGCCATCGCGTCGCCCAGCACATTGGCAAAGCCGCCCGCGTCCAGATCCGGGAACCCGGTCAGCAGCATTTCCCGGAACTCTTCCAGCGACCCGGCCGCCTCAAGCATCACCTCGATCTGGCCCAGCATCGCTTCCATCTCTGGATCGGCCTCGCGTGCCATCCGGTCGAGGATCGGGGCAATTTCATCGGGAGCCGCTGAGCGGGCCGCTGAGGCGCTTTCCGCCTGAAGGGCGGCAACGCCCCCCGCCGGAGCGCTCTGGCCCTTTAATGGGTATTTAACGGCGCTCTCAGCGCCATTCCCGTTCCCGTCACCGGGCTGCACGCCCGGCTGCGCGGACCGGGGCACCAGGATCTCGTCCTTTTCATCCGGATCGGACAGGCCGAACTTGTCCCGGACCTCGGACTGCCGGACCCGCAGTCCGGCGGTGATCAGGGGTGCCAGGGCATTGGAGAATGCCGTCAGGTCCTCTTTCTCGGGCCGGGCGATGACCAGGCGCGGGTAGGCCTTCTGGGGGCCATGCTCCAGATCGACCCAGGGCCGGATCAGATCCCGGTTCAGGATCGCGGCCAGGGCACGGGCATCCGCCCGCTCGATATCCTCCTGAACCTCGCGGTGCTCCTGTCCGGAGCCGAGCCCGCCGGTGATAGCGTCCGTGGTGGAGGTCTGGCCCAGGACCGCCTTCGAGATCTGCTTGTCCAGCCAGTCGGAGCGCTTCTCGTAATGGTCGGTCGAAGACCCGATGCTCTTCGCCTCCACGAAGTCGATCGACATGCTGTCCGGAATGATCGCCGCGCAATCGCCCGCGATATTGGCCACCGCCCGGAAGAGCGTGTCCTTGTCGCGGTCGGACGCGCCGGCGCCGTACTTCCCAAGGCGGACGGGCTGACCGTAGGTCTGTGTGAAGATCGCCCAGTCCCGCTGCGTGTAGGCCTTGAACATCCAGCCCCAGGTGGCCACCCGGGCAAGGCCCGACCGCAGGGCGATCCCGCTCTTCGCCCGGATCTGGGCGAAGATGAACTTGAAGGGCGAAAGCGGGACCTCCTGGCCGTTCTCGTCCAGCATCAGCGGTGTGGCCAGGTCATGACGGGCGAAGCGGAACCAGCGCGGGTCGCGCCATTCCAGGCGCGCGGGCTGCCACTGGCCTTCGGAGGTCTCCCAGATGATCTCGGTGAAGGAATAGCCCTTCCCGATCGTGTCCAGGATATCGAAGATCTCCTCGGTCAACTCGTCGCGCTTCAGCCAGTCGCGGACCATCTGGGCAGTCTTCTGGTCCTGCGCGCTGTCGCTTGCCGCTTCCACGGTCACGTCAATCTGGCTGACGGACCGGCGGCGGGTGCCCAGGACGCCCAGGTAATGCGGATCGCGCTCCTCGATCGTCTCGGCCAGTTCCAGGTAGCGGACCGGATCGCCCTGGTCCGCCTCGCGCAGGATCGAGGCCAGGCGCAATGGCGTGAGACCGTCGGCCGGGTAGCCAGTGATCGGCGACCGCACGCCCCCGACGGTAGGTGCTGCCACCTCCTCGGTCAGGGCGCTGCGCTTCACCGGGCGGCCCCAGCGGTCCAGGACTTGCGGTATCTTACCCATCAAACTGCTCCCCTAAGCCCGGCACCCAGCGGACTGGACCACCAGTCGCGGCGCTCACCTGCGCGGTCGGCCTCCTCGGCCGTGTCCGTCATCGATGCGCCGGAACGCTGCCCGGCATGGCTGCCGCCGGCACCGCGGTAGTCGTATTCGACCCACCGCATCCGGCTCGCGAAATGCGCCAGCGCCAGGGCGATCGCATAGTCGCCGTGGCGCTTCTTGCCCTTCTCGCCTTCACGGGTCGGCGGCACCCGGGGCGTGCCCCGGATCAGCTTGATCACCCGGAGGTCGGAAAGGTGCTCCGCATCTGGTGCGAGTGCGATCTGGTCGTCTTCAAAGGCGGCCTTCAGCGGCGGCATGTGAAGGCGATACCAGTCCTCGGAAAACTTGATCGCCCAGACCAGCCCGCCGCCGTCCTCGCCCTCGCGCAGGCCGAATTCGCGGCCCATGTCCTCGGCCACGGTCCAGCCCATGCCGGTGGCGTCGAAGGCTGCACCGACAAGACGGGCGCGGACATGGCTCAGGATCGCGCGCACGACGGTCTTCTGCTCGTCGCCCGGCACGTTGCGCATTTCGACCGAGAGGCCTTCCCGGCGTTGAAGACGCTGTTCAATGGCCAGCAGCGAGGCGACGGACAGATCCGAGACGCGGGCGAAGTCGAAGCCGAAGGCGTAGAGCAGATCGAGGTCGAGCTCAGCCAGCGCGGCCTCCAGCTCCTCCATAAACGGCCGGAACAGCGCCAGGCGTTCGACCTCGGACAGCTGGAGATAGTTTGCCGGCAGCTCCAGGCGCAGGACCGGCGCCATCTTCGCCGTCATCCGCGCCTCGATCAGCGGGGCCGAAAGCCAGGCGCCCGAGCCCATGGACGGGATGCAGAACAGTTCCTCATCGGCACCGTCGCCGTAGAAGTCGATGATCTCCTGGCGCCACCCCGCCTCGCCCTCGGGCGTCCACTCCTTGCCGCGGACAAGGCAGATCCGCTGGTACAGCCCGTCGCGCAGCGCCTGGTCGAAATCGATACGCAGGTGCTTGTAGGGCGAGCGTTCGGCGAGGATGTCCTGGATCTGCTGGTTGAAGACGTTCTCGGTGCCGTCATGGGTCGAGCAGACCACGACCTGGCCGCCCCACATAAGAAAGGCAAGCGCCGCCTTCAGGAGCTCCGCGAGGCTGTCGACGAAGGCCGCCTCGTCGATGATCACCACACCCTGCTTGCCGCGCAGGCCCCGCGGGGCAGAGCTGAGCGCGATGATCTCGAAGCCCGAGGCGAAGGCGATCCGGAAGGCCTTGATCGAGCGATCCCCGTTCTCGTCGCTGTCCGGGAACAGGAATTCCTCGTGCGCCTGGGCCGCGACCGAGAAGGCGCGCGCCCACATGGCGCAGGCATCGATGAACTCGCGCGTCATCTCCTGGCTGTAGGAGATGTACATGACGTCCATGCCGCCCGCGGCCTTCTCGCGGCCGGCACGCAGAACGGCATAGGCGGCAAGGCCCCAGGTCAGGCCGATCCGGCGGCTCTTCTCGATGAAGAGGACATGGGTCGAAGCGCTGTCCAGGAGCGAGACGGCCTGCGCCTGGTAGGGCAGCAGAACCTTCGGAAGCCCGACCTGATCGATGACATCCGGCAGCGCCTCCGTTGCTTCGCGGCGCTGGCGCTCCCATTCCTCGCGGGTGATCGGGGCGGTCATGCCGAGACCCCGAGGATCTCCGCCTTGATCCCCTCGACCGTCTCGGCGGTCATGCCGGCGCTGCGGGCATGCTTCTCGACCGTGGCAGCCGCCCGCTCGCGGGTTTCCCGGGCGATGCGCTCCCGCTCTTCCTCCATGAGCTTCTCGCGGATGCCCGACGAGCTCATGACGTCCTTCAGCATCTTGCCCAGGAAGTGCAGTTCGCGCGCATCGATCTCGTCGCCTTCCTTCATCATCTGCGACTGCATGACCTTGAAGGCGAGCGTGGTGATCATCTGGAACAGCACGTTGTGGCGCTTGGCCTCTTCCTCCAGGCCGTTGTCGTTCATCCAGCCCGCGGCCCAGGCACTGGCCTGTTCCTGCGCCTTCACGAAATGCTCGTACTCCTGGCCGAAGGCATGGATCGCGCTCTTGCCGATGCGCAGCTCCAGCCCGTCCTCTTCCAGGCGGGTGTTCAGGGCATCGGCCAGGGCGACATAGTCGCCGAAGCCACGGGACTTCAGCTCCTCCTGGAGCCAGAGCCGCAGCTCGGCGGGCAGCAGGTCAACCTTGCGGGGCGGAGGCATGGTTTACCTCCGGGCGCTCGGACGCTGGATCTCCGGGTGGAGGGCGCGGCCGCGGGCGATTTCGACGCCGCGGGCGGTGGCCTCGACGACCAGGAAGGCCCCTGCGTCCTCGAAGGTGACGAAGCCGTTCTCCTTCAGCCAGGCCAGCTCGGTCACGACCTGGTCACGGCTCGACGTCACGCCGACACCGTCCAGGACATCGGTGAGGATCGAGGCGTTGGACGTGTAGTCCATGCAGGCCTCCAGGTGTCGAAGGATCGCCAGGCGGCGGTGCTTGCGCAGGGTCTCGTTGTAGGCGGTCATGTGGTGCCCCTCAGGTGGTCTTCGTGACGGCTGACGATGCGCTCCGTCCTGGTCTGGCTTTCGGCCATGGCCATCATCGTGGCGGACATCGCCTTCATATCGCCGGACATTTCGCTCAGGTGCAGCTCCAGCCGGTGCATGTCGTCTTTGCCGGGCATGGTCTGGATGGCCTGCTCAACGGCCTGCAGGCGCAGGTCGTGCCGGTCCATCCGCTTGCTGCCCTCGTCGAAGCGCCGGTCCACGTCCTTCCTCCGCGTCGCAAAGAAGGCATAGGCGGCCGAGCACAACGACACGACCAGGCTCACGAAGACCAGGGCGCGGTGCGCAGTGTCCAGGTCGATCATCACCGCGGAGCGCCTTTCCCGCCCCACTTCACGGAGACGAAGTCCTTGACCGTGTGGCCGCCCATGTAGAGGCCAAGCCAGACGGCCGTCAGCTGGAACAGGGTTACGAGGTCGGGCTGCGGCAGCGCGATCTTGAAGATCGCGTTCAGCACATGCAGGACCACGATGCTCCAGAGCCAGAGAAAGCCCACCAGGTACATGGACAGCGGGCGCCAGGCGCGCATCCATACGGGGTCCGTCTTTTCGGCCTGCAGAAGCGCGAACTGGCCCTTCAGGGCCGTCTCGTGCAGCTCGATCAGCTCGGGCGCCTCCGCCTCTGCCCGGACCATTGCCTTGCCCAGCTCTTCGGGCCGCGTCTCCGCAAGCATTTCCAGCTGATCGGGAGTTGTCCCGGCATTCTGCGCCACGCTCTGAAGGACCTGGCCGACCAGCGCGGCGTTCCCCTGGCCGATCCTGTTGGCCAGGACCCGTTCGACAAGGGGCGCGCCGGCCTGGGCGGCAAGCGTGACAAGGGCAGACGAGACCATCAGAAGCTCCGCAGGAAGGTGGCAAGTTTCGGGGCGCGGGGTGCGATCTTGGCGGCGATGGCGTCGCGATAGGTCCAGGCCAGCCACAGCCCCCAGCAGAGGCAGACGGCAAGCGCGATCCACCCGGCCCAGCCGAGCCAGTCGGCCGCGCTCGTGTCGCCCGCGATTGCCGGGGCCTGGGTCGCCGGTGCCGCGACGGCGGCGCTGCCGCCGGCGGCCTTCACCTTGGACCGGGCATCCAGCATCCGTTGAAGCGTCGAAAGGGTGGCCTTGCCCAGGATGGCATCCGCCAGAAGGGCGTGGTCCCGCTGGAATGCCAGGACGGCCTCTTTCGCCACACCGCGGGTGTCATCGCCGACCGGATAACCGAGTGCGGTGAAACCTTCGCGGATCGCGGCAATCTCGTCAGGCGTCACCGGCACCACGATCCGGGCGCAACCACTGGGCGGGTTCTGGGCGACCTTGCCGGCATAGCTACCGAATTGGATCAGCAGGAACTCTTCCTCGCGGCGGCGCTGCAATCCGGGCAGCACCTTGCCCCCCCCCTTGTTCCATAGCTTGATCCGGCGCCCGACCTCCGACCAGTCACGTTCGATCCACGCCCGGACCCAGGAGGCCCGGCCGATGGCGCCGGTGTTGAAGTGGAAACTCACGCCGCCGTCGAATTCGTGCTGGCGCGCGCCGGGCATCACACCGGCCACGGCCGGCGCGTAGTTCACGGCAAGCGCCCTGGACAGCAGTCCCGCCGCCTCGGCCTTGCTGATCTTCATGCCCGCCTTGGGCGTCACGACGCCGGAGGCCGCGGTCAGCCCGCTGCCGATCGTCCAGATCCCGACAGGATCGCGATAGGCGGTCAGGACGACCCCTTCATGGCGCTCGATGAAAGCCACCCCTTCGGCGCTGGTCTGCATGGAAGAACCTCGTGAGATCGCGCGGGGGCGATCAGCGCCCTTCGCTTTGCTCCAAGGTGGCCCGGCGCCGGAAACGGAAACACCCGCAAGGGTTTGCGGGTGTCAGAGGCCGGGCAAATTCATCTGTCGGGAAGGAGGGTCGGAAGACCGCGTATTCGCGGCCTTCAGGTAGCTTCGGACCGTCACGTCGGTGACATGCAGCTTGCGGGCAATTTCGGCGATAGGCAAGTCCCGAGAATGCATCAGCAACGCCAGCCAGGGCTTGGCCGTCGGGATCCGCCGGGGCAGATGCTCCGCCGCTCTCGCGATCTCGGCTGCGGTCTCCACGTCAAAGAGTTCGGCGAGCCGGGACCGTCCTTTCGGGTTGGCCGTGAGGTACAGCTCGGCCCCGCCGAACTCCAAAAGGAAGGTTGCCGCCCGGTCCGGCCCCAGGACCCGGACGAACGGTTCGATCTGGACGGGCGGTTTCGGGAACGTGCCTTCGCGGTTCTCCTGCCGGGTCATTCCAGATCGATCCCTTCCCGCCGGCACATGTCCTTCAGGGCCTGGATCACGGCATTGATCTGGACCGGATCCCGAAGCGCGTCCACGTCCAGCGGAACGAACTGCCACTTGCCTTCGAACCGGGACCGGATGAACGCGTTGAGCCCGTCCCGATCCGGACGCGTCAGTGCGCCGGCATCGCCAAGCTGCTTCCAGAGTACATGGACGAAGCGCAGATCGGCCCGGGGAGCCAGCGGCTCTGAACGGCCCTTGAAGGCGCCTTTTCCGGCCGGCTTGAAGCCGCGATCCTTCAGGGCGGACATGACGAGGTGCAGGTCGGCATCGGACATGTCGGACATGCTGGCCTTGCCGGTGACCGCCAGTTGCAGGTCGTGCCGGGTGTCCGCGTCCAGGCCCAGCTCGCGGCAGGCGACGTGGATCTGACGTTGCAGGGCTCGGTCCGTCATGACAGCAGCACCTCCAGCTCGCGGGCGAGCTGGCCGAGATCGTACCCGGTGCGATCCCCGCTTTCGCAGGACCCGCACCATCGGGTGCGGACCCAAACGGCCATCTCGCCGGGCTTTTCGGTAGGTTCGACGGACATTATGTCGTCTCGATCGAGGAGCTTCTCCAGTGCGGCTTCAAGGATCGCGACGCGCTCGGGAATGGATTGATCCGGTCGAAGGCGCATCACCGGTCACTCCCGAACTTCTGGCTCAGATCCTCATCCATGGAAGCACCGCGCGCACAGCCCGTCGCTTTCGGGCGTCTCCTTGAACGCACGGCCACACAGCCGGCAATCGACCCGGCTGCTCTGATCCGACGCAGCCGCGGGTTCGACCGCGGCCTCCTTCTGATCCCGGCACCACCTTGCGTATTTGCCCCGAAGCTTGTGGAAGTCCACGCTCAGCTTGTCGGCTTCCGTCTTCAGATCGCCGCCGTCCGCCAGCGCCTTGAAGGCGGACGTCCACTGCGCCTCGTCGGGCTCGTCCGAAGGGGGGGCCTGGACGGGCGCGACGGGGGGCGACTTCCGTTTCACGATCGGCATCGGGTCGGTCGGGGAGACGACGACCACAGGCCCGCCGCCTTCAGCGGAGGCCTCTTGCAAGCTGACATCCACGCCGGGCGCATGGTTTTCGATGGTGACGACGCCCTGGGGCTGATCCGGCGCGCCGCTTCCGGTCAGGACGTTGAAGTACCGTTCGGCATGCGCCCGGTCCGTGAAAGTGGCGATCACGGTCGGGACAATCTCGACCAGGTCGACGTTGCCGTCGCCGCGATCGCGCAGTTCAAATCCGCTCATGTCTTCCTCCGGCTGCTCATCAGGCCCCGGCCACCACGCCAGGACGACGCCCCGAACCTCGGGGCGTTTCGCTTAAGGCGCGCTCTTCGACGCGGTGAACTTCAGGGAGGTCCGCTCCGGGATCTCCACGGATGCGCCGGTGGCCGGGTTGCGACCGGTGCGGGCGGCCCGGGTCCGGGTCTCGAACTTGCCGAAGCCGGGGATCGCCACCTTGTCGCCCGCGGCCGTCTGATCGGAGATCTTGCCCAGGATCGCGTCGAGCACGGTGCCGACCGTCGCCTGGTTGAGTTTGGTTTCCGCTGCCACGTCCTTGATCAGGGCGGTTTTCGTGTAGGTTTTCATAGGTCTCTCCTTGGTGGTTATGTCCCGACCGGACCCCCCGGCCGGGATGGGTTCAGGCTTTCGCCGGGCCGATGGCGGCGCCGTCTGCAATGTTTCGTTTCAGCGAAAGCATGGCGCTGCTGATGGCCTTGCAGGCATCGTCGATGTCCGGGGTCTCGGCCGAACGTTCCCGACGCAGGATCTCTGCCACGAGCAAGATCGTGCCCAGGTTCACGGTGATGGAAACTTGCCCCTCCATCGCTCAGGCTTTCGCCAGATCGATGGTGACGGTTCCCCAGGGCGCGTCGAGGCTCTCGCGCATCTGGATCCGGTAGTAGGTCTTCGAGCCCACGACGCGGATCGCATCGCGGATCGCGTCCATCGCCCGGTTCCAGCGCGGATCCTCGACCTCCAGGCGCAACAGCGTGAAAAGAAGGGCCCGGTTCACCTTGCCTTCCTTCTCGGTGTTGAACGTGTTGGTGATGATGCCGCGGATCTCGGACCGGGTTTCAGCGGTCCATTCGGTGAGGCACTCGTCGAGCAGGCCCTTGGCGACCTGCAGTTCCGGCCCGAGGTCGATCAGATCGGCCACGCGGACCTCGATCTTCATCAGGCCATCGTGGGTCTGATAGGTCCGGTTGCCCTTCGGCCCGCCCTTCACCAGCTCGTATTCCTGCGCCAGGAGCTCGTCGAAGGCGCCCAGGTCCTCGAAGGTGTGCGCCTTGAAGCGCTTCACCTGATCGCTCAGGGCCAGGGCGTACCCCATGACCTTCCGGACCGTTTCATCCTCCAGAAGGTGCTGGGGCTTGATCAGTTCGATCGGCGTCAGCTTGCCCTTGGCATCTTCCATGTAGGTCTTGCCGTTCACCAGGATCCGGCCGTCCGGCACTTCGGCCGGGGTGAAACTCGTCGTGTGCGCGCTCATGTCTGCGGCTCCTCGTAAGTGATGTGATGGTTTCCGGGGCCGGTGCCCCGGGCGGGATGGCAACAAGGCCGAACAGCACCAGCGTTCCGGCCATCGCCTCGAACTCTTCCTGGCTCACCAGGGTGGCACCCCGCGGGCCCAGGACATCAACCTTGCCCAGACCGCGCGCCGCCTTCTGCATCATCTCGTGCAGCTCCCAACGTTCAGACATCGGCGCCTCCCACGATCCGAAGCCCACGCTGGCTGGTCGAAGCGCGCCGCCGGTCCCGCACGGCGAACATCAGTTCGATGAATTCGGAGCCCAGGCGCACCAGGGCCACGTCGTCATCCCAGGTGATCCCCGGCCGCTCGCGGGTCAGGATCACCGCCGCGGCGGTGAGGACGACGGCCTCGTCTTCATTCGATGGTGGCGTGCCGATCAGTTGCTGGTACTGGGCAACTGCCTCGTTCGAGAACTCGGTCGTTTCGATCCGTTCCAGCAAACGCGTTTGGGTCATATCTGCGGCTCCTTCCGGAAATGCGGGCAGGCGTTGCAGGCCCGGAACATCCGGACCCGCTGGCTGTTCTCGGCAGAGAACTTCCGCGCCTTGCCCCGCCACTCCTGACATAGCTTCGGGGCGATCGGGCCAAGCGCCGGGCAGGCGATCACGAAATCCTCGTAGGCGCCGCGCACGGCCGTCTCGACGGCGCGAAGGTCCCCTGGGTACTTGCGGCGCAGCACCTGGCTGACCAGCGCTGCGGAGTAGCCCAGCTTTGTGGCGACCTTGTTCTGGCTGGCCTGGGCACATTCCTGCGCCAGCGTGACAACCCAGTCCGGGATCTCCGGTCCCCAAGCGGCGCGCGCGATTTCAATTTGACTGGTCATGCGGCCCCCTGCGGCTCGAAAACCTCGTGGGTGTTCGGGTCATAGATCCGCTTCACCCGCTGGATCTTGGGGGGCAGCGGGCCGTTGTTCCGGATCAGCCGGTAGAGCGCCAGGCGTCCTTTCACCGGCTCGGCCTTGCGCAGGACCTTCAGGTAACCGCACTTGAGCAGCATCGAAACATAGGACTTGGCGGTCTCGTTGGTCACCGTGACCGACAGCGTCGTGGCATGCTGGGCAATGTCCACATGGGTGAACTCGCGCAGCATGTAGATGCTCCGCCACATGTTCTCGACACCGCCGCCCTGGGTAACCGGGGTGCCGTCGGCCCGCAGGCGCGGGGCATGGTGGCCACCGTCCTTGACCAGGTCATAGGTCGGCGGGTCCAGGTCCTCGTGCTTCACGACATAGCCGGCGGCGATCAGGCACTTCAGATAGTCCTGGATCGTCTTCCTGTCGGCCAGGGAGCGGTTCCGCAGGTGGCCCAGGGTGAAGCCCTCCGGCGTGGCCTGAATGGCTTCCCAGATATCCTGGCGGGCCGGCTTGCGCTCATGAACCGGCGGACGGCCGGACGTGGAAACGGACATCAGCGGCCTCCCCGCGGTGCAGGCGCATCGCCGGTGTAGAAGCGGATCCGCTCTGCATCCGCCATGGTGCAACGATCTTTTCCACGAAGGGCGGCATCCTCCCGGATCTGGCCCAGGATGACGACGATGCGCCTTGCGCGACCGTTGGCGGCGCGCAGAACCTCCGTCAGAACGTCTTCGTCGATTTCGACGCCGGAACACTTCATCCGGGCCAGCATCTGGACCTCGCGAAGGTCTGAACCGCCCCGGCTTGCCCGGAGAGCAAAATTCTCAAAGGATAGCTCTCCATGGACAGGAAGAAGAATACGACGAGCCCGTACCCGGCGGAGTTCCGCGAGCGGGCGGTTCAGATGGTGATG